TCTTTTCAGATCCGCTGAACAACTGGGCGTTTGTGCATTTGTTGAAAGGAATCATGAAGGAAGGAAGGTTCACGTTATCCTGGATAACAGTACATCCGTAACCGGTCAATCCTTCCGTTGCAAATTTAAGGCTGTCAAACTGATAGCTATTCATTGAATACACCTTCTTTCAGCGCGAACAGCGTCAACGTTACGTTATCCATTGAAAACGGAACCGGTTCGCGGTTAGTAATGGTTTTCTGTGAAGTTTCGTCCTGATCGTCATAATCGGGATTGTCAACCTCTGTTTCTGTGTACTGACGGGCCGGAATATCAATCTGCGCCACGTAGTAATCAGACACGCCGTTTGTCAGGTGTCCGAAAACATCGGAAGAAATGTCGATATGAACATCATAGTCCGCTTCGGATTTTTTCAGATTCATCATGATCTGATCGTCGAAGTTCAGCCAGGTTCCGGATTCCTCATAAGGGATCTTCGGGCCTTCGCTTTTCTCAATAATCTTCATTGTCTGATACCTACCTCTCTTTTTACTTCGTTCATGCGTGCGGTGATTTCTTCCGCATACTCGCGATTTTCACGCCGGGAATTCATGTCCGAACCGCCGCCGAACTGCCTTAACGTCGCCGCTTCCTGGGCGCGTCGTTCGTCCGATTTGATAATAACGTTCGCCATTTAATACAATCCCCCTATCACATGAAGTTTTAAAGTTACATTTTTCGCGCTTCCGGCATAGCATACCTTAAACGCATTTAAAGATTTTCCGTACACTTCCACGCGCTCGACGGGGCCGTCAGTTTCGACGATCTCGACGTCAACCTTGTAGTCAGTGTTATTCACCATCTGCGGAAGCGCAACCGTCTTTTCGGCGTTGGAAGCCGGATATTTTAACGTATTTGAAAGCGTCGCTGTCAAATACTGCCCTTTCAGGTCGTCAACGGAATCCTGAACCAGACGAAGGTTCATTGATACCAGGCCGACGATAAGGGCGTTTTCTAAAGTTCCGAAATCCATATTTCCGAAATTCCGGGAACTTTGCTGTGTTCCGTTCTGTTCAATTTCCCCAGGCTCCGGCTTCCATTCTTTCAAGCCGTTTCCCAGGTCGGTAACTGATACGCGGCGCGGATATTGAACAATTCTATCCGCCCATAATACGGGAATATACACGTTCTTTCACTCTCCTTTCTAACGCCTATGAACTTTGAGTGATCCGAATTGTGTATCTGTAAAGGACGCCTTCTTCGAATTCCTCTTTGTTCAGATTTTCAGCGCCGCTGGCCCACAAGAAGCCGTTTCGGTGATAGAAGCGAATTCCGGTGATCTGATTCGGTGCTGTGTGGTCGAACATGACATAGATCGCAATTCTGCCGTCCGTCAGTGTTTCCACGTGGTCGATTGGAATTTTTGTCCAGGTATTCCCGGAACGGTATTCCGCATAAGAAACAACATTCTTCAAATATTCCTTAATGTCTTCGATTGCTTCATCCGACAAAGGAATATAGCTTGCTTCATTCATGCTTTAAACTCCTTTCATTCTTCCGCGGCGTATTTATCCGCGTTGCTGTCATAATATAAGTTAAAGCCTTCGCCTTCCGGTGTTGTGGAAACGCCGCTTTCCGCCAACTGCAACCCGGCCGCCGGTTCCGGATAGGAACCACTTTCCGCGTCGCTGTCCGAACTATAAACGATTGTTTCAGATTCGGAACCGCCTTCAAGCCCGACTTGAACTTCTGCATAATGCACACCGGCCGCAATGTCCGGCATGGTTCCAGATTCGGCTTCACTATCAACCGGATAGATAACCGTTTCTTCCTGTGAAGCGCCCTGGAAGTCAATAACATTTTCCGTAAAGGCGGCGCCGACGGAAATATCCGGCGTAACGCCTGACGGTGTATAATACACACTTTCTTCTTCGCTTTCGCCTTCCAGCGAAACAACAATTTCTTCCTGGTGTAATCCGATTTCTGTGTTTGGATATGTTCCACATTCGAATTCACCGCAAAAAGTGTATATAAATTTCTGATATTCCGATTTTAATTTGAAATTTAACGTGATCCCATTCTGAAAGATCATGAAATCAAATCGCGATCGGGCGTTTTTTATTGTATTCAGGTATTGCAAAAACTCTTTGATCGAAGTCTGTGTGACCGTAGTTCCGACGGCAATCCGGAAATGGAATGCTTCACCGGCGTATGTGTACCATTCTTCGATAGACGTGTTTTCATTCCCGAATACAATATTTATCATTTCTTCCATAGCCTGGCGCGTTCCCAGCTTCATATACCAGTAAATCGAATTTGTTATCAAAGTTCTTTTAACACTGGGATCCAGGCTTGAATTGTAAAACAGAACGCGGTTTTCGACTGCCAGGAAGTCAAGTTTGTTGTCTTCGACTTGATTCAGGTCGGCCCATATTTTCACACGTTCTATTCGCTCGATAAACATTTTCTTCTGCTGATCGTAGGCGTAGGAAAGCGCCTTCCTTTCAGCGGTCTTCATTTCGGACGGAAGCGCGTTTTCCGTCTTGTAATCATAAAGGTTAATCATCTTCTATTCCGCCATAGACAAATTCGACATTCGCTTCCTGGGCGATTGACGTTTCCGGAATCTGTGTGAACACCGGCGAAGTGATAACGACGCGCTTTCCGCCAGCGGCGCGGACAAATTCTGTTAATGCGTCCGGGTTAATATCCCGGCCGATTTTCGTTTTCTGCCAGTTCAAATAAGTGTCCTTTGCGGCTTCGATGGAATCTTTGATTGAAGCGACGTTGTTTATATCGCTTCGGGCTATATAATAGGTCGCTTCAAGATTGTATGAAACCACATCGGGCGCCGAAACCTTGTCGTTGTCGGTAAGCGGAATAATGGGATTTTCTTTCAGGTATTCCAGCACCGAAGAACAAAATGTTTGTGTCGGAAGTACGCCGTCTAAAAGCAATATTCGAATATCAACAACCGCGTCTTCCGGTTCATAGATTTTAACGTCCTCGATTGCCGCGCTGTTATACTGCTTCACCCAGTATTCGTAAGCGTCGGCCGGGCCAGCCGTAGAATAAGACGACGGCGCCAGGAAAATCCTTTCCCGGAACGCTTCTTCTTCTTCTTCTCCGGATCCGCCTTCCGACTTCGTGATATTTGATACACTTTCGACATACGGAACCGGATCGACGATGGTTTCAATCTGGCCGACAATATAATCGTTTCCAACCGTTCCCACCGTTTGACACGTACATTCCACGTCGGCGAATTTTTCACCGGCCGAAACTTCCGCGTATTCGTCCGTTGCGAAATATATCCCGTCCCCGGCTGTTATTCTGGTTCCTTGCGGAATATAGATAACTTCCTTCCTGATCTCCGAAAGAGCAAACCGCGCCGTAACAACGGACGCTTTCGGCTCCTGGATAAAAGTCTTTTTGAAGGCTCCCAGGTGTTTCAGGAAGTCGCCTTTTGCGTATTTCAGAAGATTCATTTTCGCCGCGTAGTCCAGTTTTTCATACATTTGATACCACTGGGCGGCTTCAATCGTTAGGTGAATGTATTCTTTATCACCAGGGCGAAGGACGACGGATATTCCTGTTTCCTTTTCATATTCCGTCTGATAATCGACGATCAGCTTGTTCAAAATATCTTCATAGGTTATATCATCAATGAATGATATGTCTGGTAAATCATATAGTTTTTGAATTTCATTCGCCATTGTATATCAACACCACCTTTGGAATTAAATTTCCTTCGGAAGAAGTAAAATAGACGCCTTCCACCGCCGCGCGCGTTTCGAATTCGTCGATTAGTTCAATCGCGCTCATTGTATAAAGGTTTTGCGCTTGCCATGCCGGGGCGCTGATTACATCCGGATCAATTCCGACGTCCCTGTTCATCAGAATAGTTCCCTTTACACACGATAGAAGGAAGGAAACCTTGTCAAGAATTTCTTCCCGAAGTTTTAAATCATAAACGCTGTTTATTTCGATTTGCACATCATCAACTAAAATCATAGCTTCACCGCCTTAATGGTATTCTGTGGCCGTTACAGTGATTTCAACCGACACAAGTTCGCCCTTGTTCCAAACTTCCTTGTAATCGGCGCCTACGTTGTCAATCGTCCAATTTCCGCCGCCGACCTTGTGGCCGCCCAGGATAAACGGACAAACTTCGCCTTTTTCGCATGTTGAAATTGCCTTGTGAACCATGCTCCAGGGTTTCACGCCATGACCGGCGACAAATTTCATTTTAAAAGTGACGCCCTGATTGTTCGGGCCGGTGAATTCCCTTTGCGGCTTTTTCCCGTACCGGTTATGATCTGAATAATTAGCCGACGCGGTTCGTTGCAAATCATTGAACGTACAAATCTTTTTATCGCTCGTTTCGAACGTGATTCCGCCAAAATAGCCGATCATTTCATCACCGCCCTTTCTATGTCGGATAGCTTCCGGAGACTGTCAGATTTCCGCCTATATCAACGTTTCCCGTTGTCTTTATGGTCTTTGACGAAATACTGGAAGCCGAAACGGAACCTTCCGCTTTAATGTTTCCGGAAACTGTTAAATCCCCGGAAACTGAAATGTTTTCGAACTTTGCCGTATCTGTCACTATATCAAGTGTTTTGCTATCATAGTCATATCGAAGATAGCTTCCGTCGCCGAAGTCCTTCCGCCATATTCCTTTTTTTCCTTCCGGCGGCCTGTTCCCGTCGGTATAGGGCGGCGGAAGGATCATTCCCCTTGTTCCGCCGTTTTGAAGATGTATCACATAGACAAGACTGTCAATATCAGGCGGAAAGAATTCATTTGACGCGAAAGGCATATAAGGCGAAACCGCATTGTCGCGGTCTTTATAAGTTACCTGGGCTGTACCTTCGGCGTAATTGATCGCCGAAATATAGCCCACCCTTACCATGTCAGACATATTTTCGCCCCTTTCGTTTATGGTATAGTTAATACTGTTCCAGGATAAATCCAATGTCCGTTGCTGGACGAAGATTTTCCATGTGATTTCGCCGCGCTTTCTATCGTTCCCGAATTTGCGTTGTAAATCTGCATATACTTAGCGCCGGAACCTAACTGTTTCGTGCTGATCTTCCATAAGGTATCGCCCGAAACAATGGTATAGGTCTTTGAAGCGCTGGAAGAAGAAGCGGCTTTCTTTGTTGTATCGCCGGACTGGACGGTCGCAACCGTTACGCCCTTGACTATGATAGCAAGGTGCATTTCGATTTGGCACGAATACCCGCTGTTCGCGTCCTTCTGGTGCGTTACGGTGTCTATGTAATATTTCCCGTCAAGTTTTCCGAAACCGGACATATTCACGCATTTGCTGGCGATATAGGTAATGTCACCCTTTACCTTTACACTCATGGTTTGACACTGGCGGTTATGCTCTAACAATTTCGCTTTCGCCTTGACTTCCGCGTCCTGAAGGCTTTCCGCTTTTTCGTTCACTTTCAGGATCCGGCTTCCGTTTGTCAGCATGAATTTATAAGATAAGGTCTTATTTGTCTTTGAATCTGTGTAACTGATCGAAACGCCGTCGTATTGCCGCGTCATGCCTTTAACGGCCGACCAGGATTCGCAATTTTCCCGTTTTATGGTTAAATTTGCGCTTTTCTTTTCGTATTCGGTCTGATCGAATACAACCATTTTTTTGTTATACAATTTCAAGGCCAGGTTGTAGGTATTGCATAGATTAAACGCAAAATTCACGTCTTCCTGGTCTGATTGTTCGATTTCGTCGATTGTGTAATCTTCGCCGGAATAATAAAGTCCGATTCCGGCCGTTTTTGCAATCGAAGAAAGAATTCCTTTTGTCGTCGTTTTCTTCCAGGTCTTACTTTTCTTCGTGACATTGAAATTCGTATTTATCGGCGTTGAAATTCCGCCGATTGTGGCAATTTCCGGCGGCCCCGAAAAAGCCAGGTCGTCGATCAGGAAAAATCCACAATCCAGCTTTCTGTTGTCGCCTTCTTTTTTCCAGTTTGTCAGCTTAATAATCGTTTTTATAGAATCGCCCTGAACCGGAATCCAGCTTCCCGACCACTTTCCGCTTCTGTTGTTTAACTTCAAACTTACGGTGTCGGCCGATCCGCTGGCGTTGTCTTTGTATTCGAAACCTTCGATATAATCAGTTATGGTCTTTGTAATATCTTTGTCGTTGTATTTGACAACGACGGAAGAAGTCCTTGCTTTCATGGTTACAATCTCCATTCCGGAACGTCTTCTTCGTCTTCTTCCGGCAATTCGGGAATATAAACCTTTTCGCCAGCGGAAAAGACGAAGACGTCCAGAAGGTCGGTATTATTCCGTAAAAGAAGGTAGATGTATTTCACATCGCCATAAAAACGATAGGCGATAGAATCCCACATATCGCCTAAAACGGTCGTGTAAATTCTGTTTTCGTCCACACATCACACCCCTTTCTTTATGCGAAACTCGTTCGCGCGTTTTGACGCTTGTATTCGGCCATATACTGATTGAATTTTTCTTGTGACATGTCAAGCGCTTCCCGGACGTCTTCCTTGCTTGCGTTCCCCTGAATAACGACATTCGGCGAATATACAATCTTAGAAGAATTGTCCGAAGAATTCCTTTCGCTTGTCTTCGTCACTGTACTGTTATTAGTTACGTTGTTGTATAACTCTTTGGTGATTGATTCACCCGTTGCACCGGTCGCCGTCTGGCTTCCGGTCAATGCTCCGATCTTGTCGTACATATCAGACGCGCCCGTCTGTGAATTTATCACATCAGAAACAACGGTCTTCATGTTTGACCATAGTTCGGATAGCGGAAGAACCGCTTCTTTTCCGGCTTCTCCGCCGCCTAACAGCGAACTTCCATTTGCTCCGAAGATTGTAGCGCCGGTTAAAATACCGCCGTCTTTGTACCAGTCAACCGATACTTTCGGCGCGGTTCCTTTCCCGGCAATTCCCCATGGCGCTTCGCCGCCGGAAATGTTGAAGTGTGGAACTTTGATACTAGGCAATTCCAGCTTGCAGTTTGAAAAGAAATTCTTGATCGCATTCAAGCCGTTTTGTATTACCGTTTTCGCCCCGTCGATCTTCCCTTGTATTCCGGTTTTGATTTCATCGAATTTGGAAAGTGCCGCCGCTTTCGCTTCTCCTAACTTGCTTGAAAAAGCGGATTTGATTGAATCCAGCTTTCCGCCCGTCAGCGTGTTAAGCGCCGACATATACGTTGAAGCTGTGTTTTTTACGGCTGTAAAAGCCGCCGCGGAAATTCCTTTGATTCCGCCCCCGGCTTCCGTATAGGCGTTTTTCATGGAATCCAGGTTTCCTTTTACATTTGTGACCGCCTGGGACATAAGGTTTCCGGCGGTTGTCTTTACTGTGTTGAAACCGTTCGAAACCGAAGTTCCGATTTCGGAAAGTTTGCTTGTGAACTTCCCTTTCATTTCATCCAGCTTTCCGCCCGTCAGATTGTTCAGGAAGGAATATCCGGCCGTATAATAGCCCTTTACGCCTTCCATAGCGGCAAAAGCCGCGCCTTTTATCCCACCGCCATGTGATTCATAAGCGGATTTGATATTCCCCAGTTTTTCGGTAATTGTGTCCTTCGCCGCCGTCAGGACGGTTCCGGCCGTTTCTTTTACCTTGTTCCAGGTTTCCGACGCCTTTTCTTTCAGCGCCGTTAATTGTCCGCCGGTTGCTGTGTCTATTGCGTTAAATGCGCCTACGACAACGCCTTTCAGCGCGTTCAGCGGCGCCAGCGCCAGCGAAGAAAGCGCCTTGAAGGCGCCCGAAAAGATATTTTTCAGCCCGTCAAGGGCCTTTTGCCAATCTCCGGTGAACACACCAGTAAAAAATTGAATAATTCCCTGGAATACCTGTGTTATCCCGGATACAATATTTGTTATGGTCTGTTTCCAGCTTTCGAAAACAGACGAAAGGAACGCGAACGCCGCCGGAAATTTGTCGGCGAATGCCTGGATTGCGGCGGAAGCCTTTTCTTTCAGGCCGTTAAATGCGCCAACGATCCATTCGGCAAGCTGTGAAGCCTTTTCCTTTACGGTGTCCCAGTTTTTGTATAAAGCGACGCAAATCGCAATAATTCCGGCTATTGCAATAATTGCAATTCCGATCGGGCTTGTTAAGAATGTAAACGCCGCCCCTAGTGCGGTTGTTACCGCTGTACCGACTGCACAAATAGCATTCCACGCCGTCATTGCGGCGGTTTGCGCCCAGGTTGCCGCCGTACTGGCGCCCTTGACAACCGCGTCTTTGATATAAAGTGCATGAATAGCGGCTGTTTCTGCTATGTCCTTCGCCTTTGTGACGATATTCGCAAGCATAGCCTTCTTTTCTGCAAGAAATACGGTGACAAGTGCTTTTGTTGCCTTTACGGTCGAAATTGTGTCCTTTGCGAACTTAACCATTTTTACGGTTGCGATCGCTCCGGCTATTGCTGTGATAATCGGGATTAGCAAGCCCCATTGATCTAATTTCTGGTAAACCGTAGCCGCGGCCCCAATTATTTTCATAATAGCACCGACGACCGCCGGAATTGCTGTTGTTGCTATGAACGTAATTGTCGGCTTCGCCTTTTCGAAGGCTTCAAATAGCTTATCCTTCAAATCGGACGCGACCGCGATAACCTTGTCTATCGCTGGCTTGTTTTCCTCGATTTTTGCCTTTATATTATTAAAGGCTGTTACGCCTGTATCGCGTAAAAATGTAAATGCGGCTACCGCCTTGTTTTTAAGATCGTCAAGTGTCGGTTTTACTTTTTCGAATGCCGCCTTCGCCTTTCCGGCGAAATCTTCCACCGCCGGAACGACTTTATTATAAAATCCCTGTGCCACGCCGACGGCTTTATCGGTTATCGACGGAAGCACATCCGCCACGCCTTTTATAGCGTCTTTTGCCAGCGGTGCGAACACTTCACACAACCGGATTTTTGCGTCGTCTACCGCCGAACTAAATATTGACATAGCGCCCGAAAGCGTATCTGTCATTGTGTCGGCCATCGTGTCAAGTGCGCCGTCTGAATCCTCGAAGGCTTCTGTCAACTGCGTCCATGTAGAAGCGGCGCCGTCTGCGCCTTCTGCGACGCCTTCCAGCAAATACCCGAATTGCGTATAGTAGTTTGTGCCAGCGATCGCCGACATGTAGTTGTTTTTCTGTTCCTGTGTAAGTCCGGACATTGCGCCGTTTAACTCAACAAGAATATCTTGCATGTTCCGCATTTCGCCGGAACTGTCGTAAATGGAAACGCCCAGTTCCTTAAATGCCTTTTGCGCGACGTCCTTCGTCGTCATTCGAACCAGCATAGAATTCAGCGCGGTTCCGGCTTCGCTTCCCTTGATACCATTATTCGCAAGAATGCCAAGCGCGGCGGCCGTCTGTTTATAGTCCATTCCGGCCGATTTTGCCGCACCGCCACAACCGATCATTGCTTCCATAAGCTGTTGCGCCGATTGGTTTGATTTATTATTCGCCTGAACGGCAACGTTCAGATAATCCGTCGTTTCGCTGACGCTCAGGCCCAATGCACTCATTGAATCAGTTACCAAGTCGGAACACGTCGCTAAATCCATTGACGTAGCTTCGGAAAGACGAAGAACCGGTTCAAGTGCTGATATTGATTCGTCAACACTCCAACCGGCCAGACTCATATATCCAAGTGCTTCGGCCGCTTCCGTTGCGGATTTGGTCGTTTTCTTTCCCATTTCCTGGGCCGCACTCTGCAATTTTTGATATTCGTCTTCCGTTGCTCCGGCGATAGCCGATGTTTCGGCCATTGCCTGGTTAAATTCTGAATAGGTTTCCACCGCGTCAGAAATAAAGTCGCCTATCTTTACAGCCGCAAACGCCGCTGTTGCGATTTTTGCGGCTGTTTTTGCCGCTTTGCCAATAGAAGATAGCTTATTGTTCACCGATCCGACGGATTTATCAAGGGAACTCTGGATTTTACCGCCGATTTCTAGCGCTAGTTCGTAGGTTGTTTTGTTTGCCAATTTCGCCCACTTCCTTTGCTATGTCGATGTACTCGTCGATAGGAAGGTCTGTGAAGAAATCAATTCCGGTATTCGTCACCATTGCCAGGTGTACGGCCGTCTTTTGAATGTCGGCGCCGGAATCATGTCTTATTCGTCTTTGTATAAAAAACCCACAACGGCGTTTTTGATCTTCTCCACCTCACCGGCCGGAAGGTCTTCGAAATACTCCGCCGGTAATCCCGTTACCCTTGTCGCTACGATCTTCGCGAATGTGGTTGTACTTTCAGGAACGAACGAAGAAACGCCGGTCTTATTGAACGATTTTTCAATCGCCGTCAGATCGCGCCCTGTCAGGTCTTCCAGCCCATGAAGATCAAGTTCATTGTGAACCTCGCCTTCGAATGTATAAGGCTTTCTGTACTTG